TTTTCTTACTTACTACATTAAAACCTTTTTCAAATATGCTTTATTTACCTTCCCGATTTATATTATCAGAAGAGAGTATGATTATGTAGATCATGCTGAATCTAGTTGGCCAGAAAAGTATAATACCGGTTTTTCTTTTTGGTGGAGTTACCACAAAGACGAATTACTAGAATATTTTAAGCCTAGAGATATTGATAGCGGGTACAATCTGTATGTAGATTTTATTTCTAGGGAAGAATATTTAGAATCTCAATCGTCTAGTCGTGATTATGCTATGGAAGCTTTTGAGAATGGCCACCCAAGTACAATAAATCATGGGGGCTATTAATGTTAAATCTAGTACTATATACGTTCGCTCACATATTTATGATAGGCGGTTTTCTAATAGTAATGAAGCTTGTTATTGAGGCTTTATCTAACAAATAAGTAAAGGCCGGGATCAAATCCAAAGTAGCAAAACAACGGAGAAAATCCCGGCAACTAATCTATAATATCTTTTCGTTATATTACAATTTTAAAAAACCTCTGATTTTTCATAAGTCATAAGGCATTTGAAGTTATGACTTACTAAAACCTTTGTTTTAATGGTTCTAGCTTGCATATCTAAATAATTGATACGCTTCTCACATTCAACTTGTGTCGGATATTCTTCTGAATAAGATAAGCAAAAAGGATCAACAAAATTAGCAACTGCGTAACTACAAATATAACCAACTAAAAAGAATGTTTTTATCAAAATAATATGGTTTTCTTAATCCAGCCTTTAGGTATTATTTGACAACGCCCCCGGTCTTTTTCTTTAGGGTCTTTATTTTTATCTGCGCATACGGTAATTGAATCTTTTGTTTCTTTAGTGACATATCCCAGACTTTGCATAATAGGCAATTTAGCTTTAAGAACATCATCAAGATGATGCCAACCAGCACTCATCTCGTAAGCGTCAAACCACTCTATCTCTACTTTGTCATTATCGGGCATTTCTAACTAGCCTTGCTATCCTTTTAGAGTATTTAGCTCTCGATCCTGTCCCCCCGGCTTTTCTTTTTTTACTTGTACTAGCTGAGTATTCTTTAGAGGAAAGTTTATCAATTACACTTTTGGGGAGATACCTCTCTCCTGTTTTGGAAGAAGGCTTCCCAGATTTGGTAGTCCACTTTTGTTTCGACCATTTCTTTAAACTCTTTTGGGATTTTTTAAGAGGCATTATTTATATCCACCACCAGCTTTTTTATAGTCTCTAGCTAGCTTCTGGGCTTTACGAGCAGACCATTTACCAGCGGGGGTTCCCATAGTGTTACTACCTTTAATCTGATTAAATAGTCTTTTGCGCAAAGAAGGTTTGGTATAATTACCAGCTTCATTAACTCGACTTTTCTTAGGCATTACTTCTTTTTGGTTTTCATTTTCTTTTTATCTTTTTTTTTATCCTCATTTAATTTTTTGAGTCCCTTAGCACTGTAAGGATATTTTTTTCCTTTGTATGACGGCATTTTTTTTTCTCCTTTAGCAATTCCAAGCTCTTCTTGACCAATAGTTTGCTGAGAGCTTATTGTTCTTGTTCTTTATTCCACCACTTCTAGCGCAATAACTTTTCTTTCTATCCGGGTTATTTTTCTTAATGGACATTCCTTTAGCTCCGAAATTAATTTTCTTTACCCTTCCGGTACTAGGATCTCGGACAAAAACCTTAAATTTTTTTATATCTCCTTGGGTTGGCTTATTAAGAGTTACTTTTTTTCCTTGATATTCAGCCATTACTTCTTGCCTAATACCTTACCCATTCCCCGTAATCCAAATGAGGAAGCTATACTTCCATAAATTGAATATTGTAGCCAATCAGGGGTTCTGCCTAAAGCATCTAGTCCTCTTTCGACGTATGGTTGCAGTGGTGGGATAAAACACATTCCTATAATGATGATAAAAAGAATCGTCCAAGCCTCGTCTTTAAAACTATTATCTCCAGACTTTACAGCCTGTAAGTCGTATTCCAATTCTCCTGAAATTCTTCTTTTCATAAGGTCGGTTTCCGCCTTAATTTTAGTAACTTTTTGTTCTACTTTTGCTTTACGAGTTTCTGAAACATTTTTAGCAACTTCTGAAACTGTACCGAGTAGAGGTTTTAGTAACATTCCCCACATCATGCGTATCTCATTCTTTCAGCTAGAGCTACACATCTGTTCGGAGTTTGGATATACCACTTACTATCTTTCATTTGATTATGAGCTTCTTCCATATTGCCTTCTTGTAGAGCTTTGATCATCATTTTAAATTTAGATACTCCTGTAAAACCAAGTTGGAAAATCATTTCACATAAAATAGAACGCATCTCTTCATTCTCTGGTAAGTCATGCGTATCGCAGAGCTGTTCCATTTGATTCCAAGCATGATCAAAGTCTTTATTAAATATTTCTTCCCAACCTTCTTTTGTTGTTGGGATTTCTTCACCGACTAATATTTTATGGCCCCAGCCCCCGCTTAAAAATCCTTCAGTACAACGGTACGGCTCCAGCCTATATCCTTCATGTTCTTGTATAGATAATTTTGTTTTCTCTTTAATATTCATTTATTCGCTCGCTATTTCCCCGGCTATGCCTATGTACCCGGAAGCGTCTATGTAATCATCAGGATTAACTTGTCCTAACTTAGTTCTGGCTATCTTTAAGAGTGTCATCATGATTGCTACTTCATGAGCTGTAAACTCAACGCCTTTATAGGCAGACCACAACTTCGCAATATTGATGTGGTTTTCTGTAATATCTCCATGCTGATCATTTCGATCAGTATTTACTAGCTGAGAAGCTATAGTTAAAATGTCATTGTTTTTCATACTTTCCCTGTCCAACGACCTTTATTATTTAATGGCATTGTATGAATACAGGGTTGGCAATAACCGCTATAACCAATACTAGCTACGGATATAATAGGTCTTTTTATAAAGTTTTTAGAATAGCGAAAATTCTCTGCTTTAGGATTGATACTAGAACCGACACACATCGCAAAATTTAAGGCTAGGGGTGAAGACCACATAGAATATGAACTCTGCGTATGTTGATGCCCGACGACAAGCGAACAGCCTAATTCTTTTGAACTTTGTAAAACGCTCGATTTAAAATGATGTGTAAAAAAAACATCATTACCGTTTGGGAGCTTAACTATTAATTTGTCGTGCCACTTCCATTTAGCTTTGATCTCAAACATTTTGTTTAAGTCTTTTAAAAAACTTCTTGGAATACCCATACTTTCTGCTTTGCGTATGACCCGGATATCATGGTTGCCATACATGATGTCCATTTTAGGAAATAGTTTTTCTAATTTTTTAATTTCAACTCTAGCTCTTTCTACTTCAGTTGTAGGATTATCTGTTTCTCCGCTAACTGAATGAAAAGTTACACTAGAAAAATCTACTAAATCGCCAATATGGATTATTCTATCCCACTTAGTTAAGGCTTTAATTTTCTTAATATAAGGCCAATAGTCTAAGTTTTGAGCTGGGAAGTGCGTATCACTTAAAATAAGTATTTTCACTTTATTTATATTTTACCTAAAAAGGTTTTATTATCTAAATTCGTTTGTAACTCTATTTAATAAAAAGTAATGAAACGTAATTAAAAAATAAAATCTTTTGCTAGGATTATTAAATGTGTAAATAATAAAAAACCTACAGACCACAGAACTCTATTGATCCGGGTAAGGTCTTGTTGAATATGGGCGAGGTGGTTATTCATAATTAATTGGATATCTTTTTTGATCAAGGCCACCTCTTTGTCGAGACGATTAATTTTATCAGATTGTGACGGCATCTGAAATTCCTGTAGTATCTAACTTAACTTGTTCTTGCTTTTCTAATTGATCAGTCATCGACTTTTCAATCGAAAGAGCATAATCCGCTTTTGCTTTTTGTTTTAATAAGACTTCATCAACGGTCATATTGTTTTTTTCTTCTCTTAACTGTGCATTTTTCTCATGAGCTAAATCAAGCCTATCCAATAAAAACTTGTTGTGTGTTCTAAGCTCTCTAACTTCTTTTTTTACTGTTCGTAGTTCTTTTTGTAGTTCTGATAGTGTGGCCATTATTTTACTCCCGCTAACGGATTAGCTAACGCTTTGTTTATTTTTAGTTCTAATTCCCCCTCGAGATCTTTGATTGATTGTTCAAACAATCGAAGCTCGTCTCTAGTATTGTTCTTGACTGAGTTTACAACGGACTCAGTATGCCTACTGTCTTGCTGAAGTGTGCGGACATCGCTTTTAAGGTCGTCTTTAAGTTCTTTTGCAGTAGAAGCTACTAAGTTTACTTCCTCTAAAATCATTGTCATTTCAGATTGAAGCATATCTACTTGTTGTTGTACTAGATCTATTCTTTTATCAAATCCTGAAAGATCCGGCTCCACATACTCATTTTGAATAAAGTTTTTAAAATCTGTGTAATCTTTATAGGCTACAAAAACTCCATACAATGCACCAACAAAAGTAGCTAGAGCTGTAATAATTGCAAAAATTTTACCGCCTTTAAATTTAAATCCCCCGGGTAATTCTAATTCTGCCATTGACTATCCACCATTTCATTAATTGTCATGTAATCCATATATTCTAATAAATTTGTATCGTTGCTCTGTGTGATGATTTGATTTTCGTAAAAAGTAAGATCTGTATAAAAGTCCCGGTCAACTATAGTTTTTGTCGTAAGATCAGATAAGCTGATATCAGATAGCACGACCATAAGGGCAACTTGAGTAGCTTGACCTTCACTAGAAGTCTTATCTATTTTAGCCATAATCTTTTCAGCGACTTTTTCTTTAATCTCTAGCTCTCGCTCTTCTTGAACTTCTTCTGGCTGTGTCTCTTCTTGTTCCTCAGTGTTTTCCTCTTCGACAGTGGACTCTTCGACAGGCTCATTTTCAGATTGAATTTCTTCTATCTCTTCTGGTTGATCCTCTGAAATTTCTTCTAGCTCTGGCATCTCCTCTAAGATTTGCTCTTCAATCTCTATTTGTATCTCAGTTTGGATTTCTTCCATTTCAGGAATATCCGGGGCAATCTCTATAACCTCTACAGTTTGCGGTGGGAGTTCAATTTCAAAAGAAATATCATCGAAGTAATAGTCTTCAATCACCACATCAACAATTAAGTCTTCCGTAGCTATATCCTCTACGACATCTAAAATAATGTCTGTAATTATTTCAACGGTGTTGTATTGGATAGATAAAAACGGATCTGAAATTATTCCGCCATAAAAACTTGGTGCTGTATATCCAGCATCAATAGACCAGATATCCATTTGAAATAAGATATCGCTATAATTATTTTCGTCTATTGTTTGTAGATAGCTATAGTCTCGAGCACCTGAGTAGTCCATTTCGACTGTGTGTTCATAAGTGTTAATTACATCTCCATTGGTCTTTGTAAGATGCAATTTAATAGTAAAGTAATCTTTGCAATCGTAGTTAGTATCGGAGCAAGACGGTACATTCACATTAGAAATATGACTCTCAATACTACTACCGTAAGTAAGCTCTATTCCTTGATTTATTTCAGCTTGAGATAATCCTTGGTCTAATAAACTAATTTGATCTGAGAGTATTCCACCACCACCAACAATTCCTTGATTACTATGCCCGGTACATACCTCACCTTCTTCAAGTTGACCAGAGTAATTGCATTGAGTCGTTGAAGCTCTGTCATATAGCTCCCATTGATCAGCCGAGTCTAAAACATTTTCTGTAGAAAGTTCTTCTGCGTTAGAAGAGTAGCAATAAACTAAGAGCCATAAGACCAAAATCTTTAAGATCATTAAAATTTTCCTCTGGTTCTTTTTGTTTTTGATTATTTTGTAAAAGTTTGCTTTTGATGATTGATCCTTCTGGCATCATATCTACATTAGCTAACCAAATTTCTTTTGATTTTTCCCCAATTTCCCCTGAATGTGGTGGGTAAATTCCACTCTGCCATAAACTATCGAAGACTTGAGGGTCTTGAGCTAAGATGCTCACTGCCGGGACTGAAAGCCCAAGTGATTTTAATTGACGACTATACTTAATAAGACGACACGCCTCATCTGTAATTGTAATGCCACTAGACACTCCTATTACGGAAGAGGTTACACTTCCTGAAATTCCCGACTTACATATATCACTATTGACTATGCTCAGACTTGGACTGATTGCGCTAGGCGGAGTCCGATCCGTTGTAACCGTATTTGAACTAACAGTATTAGTATTCGCTTTTAAATCTGTAATAGTCGCAACTGTTCCAAATAATAAAAGTATTACTACTAAAAGTTTCATTTACAGATACAATCGTAATCTTCGCAACACTCACACATTATTCTTGTATTCCATTTTTCCAAATAACATCAGGTTTAATTGGTAATGCAAACATCTTATCATCATCATTACATAACTTTCTAATCTCTCTTAGTTCGTAACGATAAAATGTAAACTCATCTATATTTTCTACAGTGTCTTTAACATCACCTAACATTACCCAATCTGTTTCTTGTAGTAATTTATCTATGTCTATTCTTTTCATTATCTTACATCTCCTAATAGTATTTCGGTTGGTGAGATAGCAGTACCTACTACAATTCCAGAAGTTGTTGCAGTTGTAATGTTTCCGTTAAGATTAGCATCTACATAATACTTTTGACCTACTGTTAATCCTGTGAATCCGTCAGCAATACCACCATAAGCAATCTCTGCTGTTCCAGAGGATGAAGTTTCTTGAGATACACCACCATAAATAAAAGGGAAGTCATCTCGATAAGCATTAATTGTATAAGGTGCAACAAGTTTTGTACTATCAGGTGCAGTGTTATATGAAAGAAATATATTACCATCTTCTTCC